TACGAGCTAGACCTGTTGTACCAGATGCTGTAATAGCGTTTATTACAGATAGGTTTAAAGTTTGCGATAACAAATCTGTACTAGATAGTGTTAATTTTGATGTTACTGTTGCCATTTTGTTTTAAATTATGTGTGTTTGCAAATATATAAAAATTATTTTATTTTAAACGCCTGTTACCTTATCTATGTTTGCGGCACTCACGCCTAATACTTTACCTATAGTACCACCAGATACACCTACTACTGTATTACCGTAACCAGTAGCTGCTGTATAATCTATTTGAGGGTCTGAACTTGTCCCAGAGTAATTAGAATATCTTAATCCTACATAGTGCCCAGTTGTACTTACAGGTGTTTGGTTATCATAATCATACTTATAGTTTATTACAGCAATTTTAAGTTTATCGTTATTCTGCATGTATGATAACGCTGCAGCATTAAGTGTGATACTAGTTAGTCCTGTTGACGAAGTATCTATTTGTCCTGAATACGGAGTGTTAAAATCTAAATGTTTAAAATCATCTGCAGCTAATGCACCACTACTACCCGTAAATGCGGTACTATGAACAACAATTGCATCACCATCACCTACGTCGGTTGAAAAATATAACTTTAAAGTTGCTGAAGATACTGTACTTGTTATCGCAGAAGTGTCAAAATCAAAAAAACTTCTCAAGACTTTATAAGTAGAAGCTCCTCTACCTGAAAATATAGACGCCCCTAAAGCTAAGTTTGTAAAAGTCGAGTTATGGTTACTTACAGTACCTGTTGTTGCACCCCTAGCGTTGCTCCAAGAACTTTGAATACCTGAGTCAATAACTCCATCTGTTGTAGCTGCGTATATAGTAGGCATTAATATTCTTTTTTAGGTAAGTAATATTTATTTGAATTAAAGTAATTGTTAGACGTAGGTTTTACATCTATAATTTCATACTCAACTCCACTAATATTATGAATTGTAGTTGCACTAGGATTGTTGTTCCACCAAGTTACTTTAGCTTTAGACTTAACTAACGACTTTATATTACTCCCAAACAAACTCCAATCTTCTTCACCAAACGTATCATAAAAAACCCCATCATAAGTTGATAAAGAATTTTTTACATCGAACCATTCACCTTCTACTATAGTTACATTATGTTTATCTAAAGCCCAATCTTTAGCTTTCTCTAATACTTGTGGATGACATTCCACAATAGTATGAGAGTTGATAGAATTAGCTTGAATATAATTTGCAGATATACCCATACCAAATCCTATTTCTAATATATCTCCTCCATTAGAGCATACATAATTAGCAGAAGCCTCCATTATAGAAGACTCCCAATCCATCATTACTTCAAAAGTTTCTCCTGCTGTAGAGTAATAAACTTTGTCACTTTCAAATATTAATGTTTCGTCTTTATATGCCATATTAAGCTATTTCTACCCAAGTGTTATCAGGATTAAAATACATTATACCATGGTCATCATCTAAGCAGTAACCAACCACCCTTACAAAATCACCACTTCCACTTGGTGCAACATGAGACATACCTCCAGCAGTAGTTTTAACATAAATTGGATTACCTACGTCACCCATATCTGAATCCATAGTAATTATACCTTTAATAAACATACCATCTACGTCTGGGTCTGTTCCTAAAGCTATAGCTAGCATTCCCATAGCGTCTCTGTCTGCGTCATCTCCTGTTGCTGCACCATCAGCGTCTGCCTGACCCCAAGACCCATCTTCTTTTAGGTAGCAAAGGTCTCCTTGAGTTGTGCTTCCACTTCCAAAATAAAGCACGTCTCCATTTACTTCAAAATGAGTTGCAGTACTTGTTCTAACAAATTTTCTTCTAGGTGAAGAAAACTCTGTTGTTACAGTTAAACCTCCTGTTATAGTTTTACTACCAGATGTTAAAGCATCTGCTGTCGCAGCGTTACCACTTGTGTCTTGAGTACCTGACGTATTAACTCCAGGTAAATTTATATTAGCAGTACCATTAAAACTAACACCACCTATATTTCTAGCTGTTTGTAATGCTGTAGCTGTAGCTGCATTACCCGTACAAGACCCAGACGAACCTGAAACATTACCTGTAACACCTCCATTAGCAGTTATAGCTCCTCCAAAATATGAAGTTCCAGCTTGCACATATATAGAATAGGCATTAGTAATAGTTTGATTAGTACTTGCTACTGGTGCCCCTTTTATGTATAAAGTAAAAGCATTAGTAGTTGTTACGTTTGAGTTTGTAGCAAATAATCTAGGGTTTTCAAAATTTATATGACTATATACAATAGATGTTCCAGAAGCAGATGTATTATTATCTGTTATATCCGAAGCGTCTACATGTATTGCGACACCATCACCTGGTGTAACACTTACATTGCCATCTACTACAAGTCCTTTTGATTGAAATGTACCATCTAAAGTTTTATTACCAGATGTTAAAGCATCTGCTGTTATATTTAAAGCGTTTATATCAGCCTGAGTTTGGTCAGCAGTGGCATTTGGCTCAATATTATCTAACTTATCATGATGCGCAGTAGACATAAGCCCCTCTGCTGATCCTGTAGCTTCTGAGTAGGTAGTATTAGTAGACACAAAGTTTAACTTCCCACCAGTATCATCGTAAGTAACAGCAATGTTGGTCTCAGTACCACCATCTACCATAGCACCTACAATATCTTGAACCTGTTCAGTAGTTAATGTAGCTCCACTAGAGCTAATCTCTACTTCAGCAACTTCGTTACTTTTGTAGTATAGTTTACCGTCTGCAGATTTAGTATACATAACACCACCGTCACCATCCACAGGTGTCGCTGGGACGCTAGCAGATTCTTTTACCCTAAGTTTATCTGCCTTAACATCTCCATAAAAATCAAAAAGGCTACGTTGTAGTAGCCCTTTCTTAAATACCTTCATTACCCTGGCACCGTAATCAGTAACTACCTCGCCTATGGATTTCTTAAGGGGTGATTTCATTTATTACTTCTTCTTTAGTTTAGCACCGTACATTGCTAGCTTAGTGTTATATTCTTTGTTTCTCCACTCAAAGCGTTTTTGTCCAGCTTTTCTAGCAGCAGCAAACGCTTGATTAAAAGTCATGTCTGAAGTTTTATCAGTTTTAACAGGAGCTTTTTTCTTAGGCTGTACAACTTTTGCTTTTGGTTTTGCAGATACTATTTTATCTCCAGATTGACGCTTTTTTGGAGCAACTGTACTTTTAACTCCAGCAAACTTTTCAAACTCAGAAGCTTGCTTATCAGATAATTTAGTTGTCGCAGCTTTCTTTGCTTCTTTTGCTTTTCCACGCTGTGCTTTTTTAGCTCTAGCTTTAGCACCAGCAGCGTTTAATCTTTTTTCTAATCTAGACGTACCAGGTGCGGCATCTATAGCTGCCTTTTTAGCTGCTCTTCTTTCTCTTATTTTTTTTATGACGTTTGCCATTGCTATAATATTTCTGTCCCTTCAAGGACGTTATAAAATTTATTAATCAACCTACGAGTTTTATTTGTAACACGATACTGGTTCGGTTGATTTGAGTTCCAGGCTCGTTTTTCAAAGACAAAGATGTAATCTCTTTTAACTAGTTCGGGAAACATCCTGTCGTTAAAGCTTTTGCTAACGTACATACTCTCTCTTATAAACCTTTTAGTGAAAGACCCCTTCTCGTCATTTATAAAAAGAAGGAACCTCATCTGGTTATCTGTAAGATCGTACTTTCTTTGGAAGGAGTACATGGTATCACTGAGATACTTCAGGTAATTCCTCATTGTCTTAGATTAAATTAGTTCAAAGATAATAATTTTATTATAATTAAAAAATTATCCTTACATTTGCGTATAAATAAAAATTTAAAATAAAACATTATGGCTTTATCAGGAGCAAAATATCAAGAAGCTACTATGGGGCAGTATGGCTCTAGCTTTTTGTTTGGTGATGGTGACATTGTAGACTTAAGTGGAGCAAGTGCTACAAGGTACATTTGTGCTATAACATTATTGGACGACACAGTTTTTCAAGAACTCCAAACTTTAGGTGGAGAGATAGGATCTATAAGTACTCTTACTGCAGAAAATGACCACGACCACTCAACAAATGGTTTTGGTGCTTCAGGAAACGCAACCGACTTAATCAAAGGTGGATCAGGTACGACTCATGTTTTCCCAAAGGGTATTACAATTTTTGGAAGATGGGATTACGCTGAGTTACACTCAGGATCTTGTGTTTGTTACTTTGCACCAGTATAGTCTATGCTTAGTCTTGCAAATAGTTTATCATCTATATCTTCTGCTTTACTAGACATTGTAAAGTCTGGGTTGCAGGCTTGGTATAAGGCTGATAACACTCAAGCTCCTTTAGGTGAGGAGGAGATAGCTAATGGTGAGTTTAGTATTGGACCTGAAATAATTACTAACAGTGATTTCTCAACCTCTGGTAGTATTGATGATAACTCGCACACTTTAGGTTTCCAAAACTCAGGTAATACGGGTGGGGGTACTATAAGTAATGGTGAGTTAATTTTAGTAGGAGATACTGGAACTGAAGAGGATTATGGTAGGGCTTTTATAACAAACGGTATAGATTCAACATCCGTTGTGGTTGCTGATAAAACATACAAACTTACATATACTGTATCTTCCGCTTCAGGGGCTATTCAGTTTGGTTATCATAATGGTGGTTGGAATGAGGGTAGTTTAAGCCACGCTGTTGGGACTCATACTTACTACATTACTCAAGCATCTGGCACTAGCTTTATAATAAAAAATAATGGTGATGGAGGTACTTTAAAACTCAGTAGTATATCATTAAAGCAAACCAACCCTAACGATAGTTGGAGTAAAACGGGTGACACTGTAGTAAAAGACGGAACCGCATTGATAGATGGTGGATTACTGTACCAGGCTGGCGTTATGGTCAACGGTAAGAAGTACAGGTTAGAGTTAGATGTAGATAGTTTAAGTTTGGGTACAGGTTATATTCGTCTACAAGATAATTCTGCTACGGATTATTATCGAATAACAAGTGATGGCCATCATACCATTGATTTTACTTATGCTGTTGCTCATTCTGATTTTCAACTTTCCGCAACTGGTTCTGCATCCGCTATCTTATCTAACATAACATTAAAAGAAGTAGTAAACTCTGTTAAAGACTTTTCTCCTAATACTAACAACGGTGTATTATATTCTGGTAAAGCACTTCATTTTGCTCAAGCTCATGACTACGTAGATATAGATTATTGGAAATCTGAAGCTATAAGTGCTAGTACTAAGGCAACTTTTGCTGTGTGGTTTAATTGCGATGATGTTAGTCCAGGGGCTATGATATTTGCGGCTGCTGGCACTAGTAGGTTTTACCTTGGTGCTAAAGGTGCTAAATTAGAGTTAGGTTGGGGAAGTTCTGGTTGGCAAACTGACAGTAACTCAATTGCAATAGTAAATCACACTTGGTATAGAGCTGTAGTGGTTGTTGATGGTTTAACCTGTAGAGTGTATCTTAATGGGGAGCTAGCTTTCAGTAAAACAAATGGAAGCTCTTTTACTCTAGATGACAATGGTGTGTATATTGGTTCTGAAGGTGATATTGCTAGTAACATTTGGTACGGTGAGTTATCAGACTTCCAAATATATGACAAAGCTTGGACAGCTTCAGATGTTACTTATGACTACAACAACCCTGATAAAGATGTGTTTGACAATTCTAACAGTAGCATCACAACGACAGACTGTAAAGCTTTATATAGATTAAACGAAGGTGCTGGAGATAGAGTATATAACGCAGCCCCTGTTTTACAAGCTAATATAATAAACAATCATGACTTTTCTGGTGCAACATCTGTTCAAGGTAATGATACTATACCTAATGACGGAGCGGGTTCGTATACTGATCAGCGTGATAGCGGTAAATGGGTTAAAGATAGTAGTGCTGATTCAAGTGTTGAGATAGATGTAGGTACTTTTAAAGGTAAAAATAACGTTGTTAAAGTTAAAATTCCAACACACTCTAATTCTAATAGACTTCTTCAAAGAAATACTATAAAACCTAACACGTTTTATTTTGTAGAAACAGAAGTGTTTATTGAGTCTGGTAATTTTAGGCTAGACACTACAGATGATGATATACCTCTTAGTTTTATAACTTCATCTACAACTGGCTCTTGGCACACTTTAACAAAAGTAGTTAAAAGCGAAAGTACTGCTGGAACTGTAGATATATTTTTAAGAACTTCTAGTGCAGGTGGCGATCCTCATGAGTTTTACGTTAATAGCGTTTCATTTAAAGAAATATCTTTATCTGAATCCTACGTTCAAAACTCTTGGGTTTCTGGTAACTGGATAACAGCTCAACCATACATTCCACAATATGCTATGTCATCTTATTCTAAGAAAGCTATATTTGGTGGTGCAGGAAGTGGGGATCTTATTGACTGTGGTAAAGAAGATAGTATCGATGACATCTTTGCTGGTGGCGGAACTTGGAGTGCGTGGATTTCTGGAGTATCTGCTAGTGGGGACAAAGGCACTATATTAACTAAAGGACAACCTAGACTTAGAGTTAGAGATGATGATGGAGATGATATAACTCTTGAGTTTTTACACATATTTAGTGGTAATAATGGGGTTTGGAGACCTCCAACTACAGCCTTGTTAGAAAATAAATTAAATCATGTTGCTGTAACTTATGACAATACTGACACTGCAAATGATCCTAAAATATACATAAACGGAGTTGAACAAAGTTTAGATTACGAATCTACTCCTACTGGATCTGCTGTTACTGACGCTGGTAGTGATTTTAGAATAGGTAGCTTAAACAGCACTACTGACCCATTCGATGGTTTTATAGATGAAGTAGCTGTGTTCGATAAGATACTTACAGAAGCTGAGGTCCAAGAAATATTTAACGCTGGTATAGCTTTAGATTGTAGAGATCATAGTGCTTATTTAGGTGATGAAGAGTTTGACGATCCAGGATTTGACGATCCTTCCGAATGGAACGCTAATACAGGATGGACTGTTAGTGGTGGTAAAGCTTCTGTAAATCACCACGAAACTACAGCACTCAGCCAAACACTAAGCGTTACACAAGGTAAGATATATGATTTAACCTTTGAGATTAGCGACTACGTCGAAGGTGCTTTTCAATTTGGTTTTAACCAGTTTAATATTGCAGGAACTAGTAGTAATCTTCCAAACTTTAATAAAAATGGTGTATACAATTATAGAGTTGTTGCATTAGGTGATAATATTAATGTTTATATGTATGGCGTTAATGCCTCTGAGTTTTCGATAGATAACCTTTCATTAAGAGAAGTGCAGTTGAACGGTTACTGGAGAAATAACGGTGTTGACACTTGGACTGATCTATCACCATACGGAAACAATGGTACTGTTAACGGCTCTCCAACTACAATACAACTCCAAGAAGTTCCTTACTTTAAGAAAGATACTTTTGGTTTACCTATGAATAAGGTTAGAGAGAAAGGGTTAAATTTAGATGGAGGTTCTTACGTTACAATAGATGACAGCTCTGACTTTGATTTTGGTACTACAGGTTTTACTATTCAAGCTTGGGTTAAACCATTTAGTTTAACTGCAAATGATAGAATTATAACTAAAGGTAAAACTAGTGATGATGAATGGATGATTAGTGTTGGTGCAGATAATGCTTCAGTTAGAGTTTACGCACAAGATTCATCCACTGCTGTACTTGATTCAGAAAACACGTTTAGCACTTTATCTTTAAATAATTGGGCGATGATCACTGTTGTAATAGATACTCCAAATGATCAAATATTATTTTATAAAGATGACGGTAATGTAGAATCAAAGACAGGAGCGTCTTGGTCAGGTAACTTCAATGGAGATGACTCACTTATAATTGCGGCTAACAAAGATTTAGATGCAGATAGGTTTGACGGTATTATAGACGATGTTAAAATATATAATAGAGTGCTGAGTAGTTCTGAAATAGAAAGAAACTATAAAGTAACTAAAAGCAAACACGCATCTACCTCTAATTGGTCAGATGATTTTGATGATGGTTTCATATAAATAAATAAAATGGCAAAAGGAGATTACAAAGATTCAACAAGGAAGACTAGATACAAAGCTCTAGTTGGTACAAATACTGATACTAAAGTAGCTGTAAATGCAGATGAAAAAAGAAAAAGAGCAGAGTTACTAGATATAATAGAAGATCTTTTTAGAGATGGTAACAAGACTATAACGGCTGACAAGCTTAGAGCTTTTTTACACATAATGGTTAAGTCTGTTCAGAATAGTTCTGATGACACCATATCTTTAGATGCAAATAGTGTTGGTAGTGGCTTACCTACTTCACGCCCTAGTACTCGTGGTTTATTATGGAACGATAGAGGTACAGTTAAAGTTTCGTAATGGAAATATTTAAAAACGATAATAGCTGGAACGAGAAAGCAATTGTAGGGTTTATAGCGTTTGCTATAATGTGCCTTATAATGGTTGCTGACCTTGTTACTGGTTGGGTAGGAACAGACCTAATAATAAACGAGTTTGTGTACGATTCTTTTGTTTGGGTTGTGTTAGGCTCGTTTGGTATTTCTGGTGTAGAAAAATTTGCTAAGAAGTAATGGGAAAAGGTTGTACTTGTAAAGCTGTAAAGCGAAAGAAAAAAGGTAATAAAGTCAAGACTATGAAGAAAGGTGGCTCTGTAAAGGATGCCTGTTACCATAAAGTTAAAGCAAGCTACAAAGTTTTTCCTAGTGCTTATGCCTCTGGTGCTATAGCTAAGTGTAGAAAGAAAAGAGGTTAAATCATGGCTGTAAGAAAAACAAAAGCAGGATTAAACCTTAAGCGTTGGTTTAAAGAAAAGTGGACAACACCTAAGGGTAAGAAAGATTATTCAGGAGGAGAAAACACCTTTCGTCCCACTAAAAGGATTAGCAAAGACACTCCCTCAACTTGGAGTGAGGTTACACCAGCAGAAAAAAAACGAGCTCAAGATGAGAAAAACACAAAGGGGAGAGTGTCTAGATACAAAAAGAAAAAGGTAAAAGTAATACGTAAGAGTAAAAAATAATGGCAAAAGCTATACGTAAAACAACAAAAGGTAAAGGGGCTAACTATAGACCTACAAAGTCTGGAGCAGGTATGACAGCAAAAGGTGTCAAGGCTTACAGACGTGCAAACCCTGGTAGCAAACTTAAAACTGCTGTAACAGGCAAAGTTAAAAAAGGCAGTAAGGCTGCTGGTAGAAGAAAATCATATTGTGCTAGATCTTTAGGTCAACTAAAAAGAAGTAGTCAAAAAACTCAAAACGATCCTAACTCAAGAATTCGACAGGCGAGGAGAAGATGGAAGTGTTAAAGTGTATTTAAAAGTTTATAATAATTAATAGTTATGGTTCCAGTGGGTGTTATAGAGTTAATAATAGGTGTAGCAGTAATTTTAGCTACTGCGTTGAGTTTGTGGGTGAATTTAAACAATGAATACACTAAATTAAAATCTAGGGTACATCATTTAGAGCAATCTGATACAGATTTAAAAGCTACTTTAGTTGAAATATCAGCTAGATTACACGCAATAGAATTGTTATTAGCCTCTAATCAAATTAAAAAGAAATGAGTAAAGAAATACAAGACACTACATTTAGTATTAGTTTAAAGACTTTGTTTAGTATTTGTGCTTTTTTATTTTTATTAATTGGTGAGTACATTGTTTTACAGAAAGATATTAGTGAGGCTAAAAGTCTACCTAAAGCTGAAATTAGTAAAATAGAGTTTGATTTTAGTAACGAAAAGTTACAAGATCAAATTGATGTTTTAAGAAAAGAATTAGAATCAATCAAAAAGTAGGGCAGTGAGTGGAGATAATTTTGATTTAAACGAGTCGTCTAAAATAAATGTAGATGTAAAGACATTAGTTGGTATAGTTGCTGGCATTGTCTCGTTAGCTGGTATATGGTTTACTCTTAATGCTGAAATAGACCAACTGCAATTAGATGTTATAAGAATGCAGGATGACGTAGCCCTTAACCATGAGTTTAGAGTTAAGTGGCCTAGAGGTGAAATGGGTGCTTTACCAGACGATGCAAAACAAGACCTTAAAATACACTATATACAAAAAGAGGTAGATAATTTAAGAGGAGTAGTAAAAAAATTAGAAATAAGTCAAGCAAAAATGAATCATGAGACTAAGTAAGAATTTCTCTCGTGCAGAGATAGAACACAGTAACACAGCAAAAAGATTAGGTATAAGTAATGAAATGTCAGAGAAACACTTGGAAAACATGCAAAGGCTCGTTGACAATCTTATACAGCCTCTTCGTGACGCTATTGGTCCTGTTAGGATTAGTAGTGGTTATCGTTCCCCGTCACTTAATCGTGCAATTGGGGGGAGCAGTCGCTCACAGCATAGCAAAGGTCAGGCATTGGACCTCCAGTTTTGGTCGATGGGGAAGATGAATAACAAGGTTGTCTATGACTGGATTATAGACTCAGGTTTAGAGTTCGATCAAATGATAAACGAGTTTGATTTTTCTTGGATACATATATCGTTAAAAAAGAATAGTAATAGAAAGCAGGTTTTAGAGGCGTACAAAGATGGTGAAGGAGATACTGCTTATAGGTTAGCATAATTATGAGTAAGTTATTAAATTTTTTAAGTGGTGGAGTTGTTAAGCAGGTTGGTGACGTAATCGACAACCTTAGCACTTCTGACGAGGAAAGACTAGAGGCAAAGCGTAAGATGGAAGAAGTTCTTATGCAGGCTGAATCTCAAGCACAAGAGCAGGTTACTAGACGTTGGGAAGCAGACATGAAGTCTGATAATTGGCTTTCCAAGAACATTAGACCTTTAATATGTATATTTTTAACTGCAATTTTTGTAGTTTTGTCAGTGTTTGATGGTAACGCAGGAGGCTTTGAAATTCAAGAGAGTTATATTCCTATATATCAAACGTTATTAATAACAGTATATGGAGCTTACTTTGCTGGTAGGTCTATAGAGAAAATAAAGAAAAACTAAGATGGCAGATTTAAAAGGAAGGTCAATAGCATCTTCATATAAAAACTTACTTCAATCTTCAAGCGAGATTTCTAGCACCAATTTAAAACAAATACAAAGTGGTTCAGGAAACCCATTAGCTATGAAGTTGTCTACAGATAAGGCTGTTTTTACAAAGGTAGGTATTGGTAATACAGGTTCTGTACCTGATGGTCTTTTACATATAATGTCTACCTCTGCTGGTACAGTTACTGCTAGTTCTCTTGCTGATGAGGCTGTATTAGAATCTTCAGGTTCTTCTGGTTTATCTATACTATCAGGACTATCTTCTACAGGTAATGTTTATTTTGGTGACGCTAACGATAACGATGCAGGTAGAATATCTTATGATCACTCTAGCGACTCGTTTAGTTTTACAACTAATGGCTCTACAGCGATGACTTTAGACAGAAACTCTAACCTTAGGGTTAACGGTACTGTTTCTCAATCAGAAGATAGATATAGACTTGAAGAGTATTTTCACCAACTTCCTTACAAGGACATTCAAAGTACTATAAAAACTCAGACTAGTAGTGCTACAGCTACTGTAACTAGTCACACAAAACATGTTAGAATTACAACTTATGCTAACGATTTAGCTGCTAATCAATCTCAAGAGTTTCAGCTTACAAATGATATGATTCACTCTAAGTCTCATGTTTTAGCAGTTTTAGTTGATACAGATACAACTATAACTACTCACGCTATGGTTAACGTAATGGCTCATGATATAGGAGATGGTAATTGTAAGATTAGAATATCTAATGGTGGGGTAGATATTGCTAGTATGACTTTTGAAATTCAGGTTACGGTTGACCCTCATATAGACGCTAACCCAAACTGGGCTGTAACAGGAACTAACTCTAAAGACATTGATACTATTTATAATGCTGAAGTTGCAGGTGTACTATTTCGAGCTGATAATTCAGATAACGATCAAGTAATAATTTATCCTAAAAAATCAAACCTAGGTAATAACACCAGTTTTCTTAACGTTAGTCCTTGGAGAAATATTAACTTTTTCCCTGAGAATCAAGTTGAGCTAAATATTGCTGTAGCTACTTACACTGACATTACAAAGCAAGCTATATGGGCTGGAATGAAAATAAGCCCTGAAGCTACTATTGCTACAGATGTAGATCAAGCTTATTTTCTATACTCTAGTGATGATGATGATGAAACAGGAACTTTAACAACAAACGGTAATTTACATTTTATATACAGTATAGCTGGTGTTGATTACATAACAGATTTAGGAATAACAGTTACTGCTAGCACTATTTATAGGTTAAGAATTGTTTTTGATGAGAATAGAAAGATTAGTGTTTTTGTAAACAACATTCAGTACGGTTTAACTTCTACACCAACAACAACTACTGCAGGTGGTGTAACTGAGTCTGTATCTACTGCAAAATCTTTAGCTATGACATCTAATGCTAATTTAATCCCTGTCGCAGGTCTTCAAACTTTAGGTAATGGAAGTAGATTTTTTGGCGTTTCGTTTGTAAAAATATCAAGAGCTTTAGGATAATTAAATTTAAATTAAATACATATGGATTCAGTAAACCCTATTATAAGAAAAATAACTATAGGGGACTTAAAGCAAGGACTTACCTATCAGGTAGGTCAAAAGATGCTTGGAGGTTCTCTAGAGGTAACAGCTATTATACAAGACGAAGCAGCCTGGTATAAACATCAACAGGTTGTGTACGATGTATACATAAAGAAAGATGGTGAGGAGTTTTCAAGACCTTGGAAAAGGTTTTTCTCTCAACCCACAGCTATAGAGTATAACACTGCAGTACTGGAAGAAGAGTACGAGGTTAAGTAAAAAAAAGAATAAACGTAAATATAAGCAAGAATGAAGCCAATTAAAGACGTCTACTGGATAGAGGTAGAAAAAGAAACAGAAGATACTATAATGTTAAACGGTAAAGAGTTGTATAGAGATACCTCTTACGACCCTATGAAGTTAGCAAGACAGTATGGTACGGTGTATAAAACACCAATGCAGGACACTAAAGAGACAGGAATACAGGAAGGTGATAAAGTTTGGTTTCACCATTTTATAGCAACACCTGTAAACCTTGTTACACATGCTGATAAAGATAACATATATCAAGCTTTTGCAGAGCAGATATATCTTATACAAAGAGGCGAAAAGTACATTCCTGTAGGGCACTGGAACTTTATGGAGCAAGAAATGAAAGAACCAGAGCAATCTGAGTCTGGAATATTTCTAGAGACTTCAGCATCTGAAGTTGAGCTTCATGGTAAGGCAGTTATAATAACTGACTGGATGAAAGAACAGGGTGTTAGTAAGGGAGATAGAGTTATGTGGAGTGAAAACTCTGAGTACGACATGGACATAAATGGAAAAAAACTTCTTCGTATGCGTAACTTTGATGTATTAGCTGTATATGAAGGAGCAGAATAGAGATTATGCCCTTAAGACTTTAGAGAAGTTAATAGAGGCAAGTAAAGGAGCTGTAGACCTTCTTATAGAGGAGATAGGTAAACCTTTAATAGAGGAAGATGACGCTAAAAGAAGACAGGCTATAAAAGCAAAAAGAGAATGCTTTGAAGACTGTCAAGAAATTCTTTTAGGAATAAAAAACCTTGAGGATAGAATCAAGGAAGGTGAATCCTTAATAGAAGAGAAAAAAGACTTTAAAGGGTCTTTTGCTGAACGGTATGCAAAAAAGTGATGCTATATATCTTATAGAGGGTAGTGAGGGAGATGTCTTAGAGTTTGATAACTTAAAGATAGTTTTACCTAAGAAACCTAGGTTTAAAAAAGATATACTGTATTATAACCTCCCTAAGAAACAACAAAGGTGGACTAGAGAGGATATACCAAAGGGTTTAACAAGGGATAACGCTTCTGACTATGTTGATTACATAGAAGAGGAGTTTAGACGTAGGAGAGAGGGTTTGTGGTTTTATAATAACGGAACCCCCACTTATATTACTGGATCGCATTATATGTTCATTCAGTGGAGTAAAATAGATGTTGGTTTTCCTGATTACAGAGATGCTAACAGAACGTTCTTTATTTTTTGGGAAGCGTGTAAAAACGACAAGAACTCTTACGGGATGTGTTTCCTTAAGAACAGACGTAGTGGTTTTTCATATATGGCTAGTAGTGAGATAGTTAATCAAGCTACACAGATTTACGATAGTAATTTTGGTTTACTTTCTAAAACTGGTGCAGATGCTAAGACTATGTTTACTGATAAAGTAGTTCGCATATATAGAAACTACCCGTTCTTTTTTCAACCTATACAAGATGGTTCTAGTAATCCTCGTGTAGAGCTAGCGTTTAGAGAGCCTGCTAAAAAGATTACTAAAAATCAAAAACATATAGAGAAGTCTGAAGCTTTAAACTCTATAATAGATTGGAGAAACACAGCAGACAACAGTTATGATGGTATGAAGCTTAAACTTCTTATACATGATGAGGCTGGTAAGTGGACAGGGCAAAACTCTATTAAGAAAAACTGGGGTGTAACTCAAACTTGTTTACTACTAGGTAGAAAAGTTGTAGGAAAGTGTATGATGGGGTCTACTGCTAATAAACAACAAGATGGTGGTGCAGAGTTTAAAGATATATTCTATAACTCTGACATGGGAGAGAAAGATCTTAACGGTAGAACCAAAAGTGGATTGTATAAATTATTTATACCTGCTTTTGATAACCTAGAAGGATTTATTGACGAGTATGGGTATAGCGTTGTAGACACTCCAAAGACTCCTGTAATGGGAATTGATGAGATGTATATTGACACTGGAGCTAAGGATTACATACAAAACAGAAGAGACGCTTTAAAGAATGATACAACAGCGTTATCAGAATTTAAACGTCAGTTTCCATTTACTATAGAGGAGGCGTTTAGAAATGACACACAAAGTTGTATATTTGATGTCGAAAGAATTTATCAGCAGATGGATTACAACGAAGTTAATAATACTCCTACAACAAGGGGTGAGTTTGTTTGGAAAAATGGCGTACAGGATAGCGAGGTTATGTGGATACCTCACAGAAAAGGCAAGTGGGAAATTACTTGGGTTCCAGACTCTGAAAATCAAAACGTTGTATCTTCTAGGTTTAGTAAGAAGTTTCCTGGTAGAGCAGATCAACTTGTTGCAGGTTGTGACCCTTATGACCATGATACGACTACCGATGGTAGAAGGTCTGATGCTGCTGCTCACGTGTTTCATAAGTTTAGCATGTCAAGTGACGCTTCTATGCAGTTTGTATGTGAGT